AAAGCCAAATGAATACGCACAAATGAAAACTTTATTTAAGCCAGATATGTTGCGTAAAGTATGTTTAGAACGCAAACTAATGGGTATGGCTTCTATGCAAATAGTAAAGCAAAAGAATAGAATTGTTAAAGTTGAGCATTTTCCTATTCATACATTAAGAGCAGAAAAATGTAATGATAAAGGTGAAATAGAAGCATACTTTTATTGTGCAGATTGGAGTAAAGTTAAACCATCTGAAGTATTAAAAAGAATACCAGCATTTGGTTTTGGAAATGGTAATGAAATAGAAATAATGGTTATTAAACCTTATTTACCGATATTCCACTATTACACACCTGTTGATTATAATGGTGCTTTAGATTATGCTTTATTGGAAGAAGAAATATCAGTTTATCAAATAAACGATGTAAAAAATGGCTTCAGCGGAACTAAAGTTATCAATTTCAATAATGGAATACCGACAGAGGAGATGCGTGACCAAATTAAAGCTGATGTTAAAAACAAACTAACTGGTTCACGAGGTGATAAGGTAATTGTAGCTTTTAATGCAAATGCAGAAAGCAAAACAACAGTTGAAGATATACCATTAAATGATGCACCAGCACACTATGAATATTTAAGTAATGAATGTTTTAATAAGCTAATAGTTGGGCATAGGGTTACTTCACCTATGTTATTAGGAATTAGAAATGGTGATGGTGGTTTAGGCAATAATGCAGATGAAATAAAGACTGCAACTTTATTGTTTGATAATATAGTTATTAAACCATATCAATATGAAATAATAGAAGCATTAAATGAAATATTGTTTTTCAATGATATTAGTTTAAAATTATACTTTAAAACTATTCAACCATTAGAATTTACTGAATTAGATAACGCACAAACAGATGAACAAGTAAAAGAAGAAACTGGTTTAAGTTCACACACTTGTTTTAGTTCAAATATTGCAGATGCTTTAATTGCTAAAGGTGAAACTTTGGGTGATGAATGGAGTTTAGTAGATGAATTTGAAGTTGATTATGAAAAAGAAGATGAATATGATGCTGAAATTGATTTAATAAATCAAAATAATAAAAAAAGCAAAAATGCATTATCTAAAATATGGCAATTTGTTTCAACAGGAATAGCAAGACCAACTGCAAAAAGTACAGAAACAGATGCTAATGGTGTAAAACAAGACCAAACTATTGATGGTGTACAATTCATTACAAGATATGTTTATAGTGGTAATGCTATTGGTCAAAGAGAATTTTGCAATAAAATGATTAATGCTGATAAGGTTTACAGAAAAGAAGATATTATTGCAATGGAAAGTCAAGCAGTAAATGCTGGTTTTGGTGTTAAAGGTGCTGATAATTATTCTATTTGGTTGTACAAAGGTGGTGCAAGATGTGAACATAAATGGTTACGTAGAACTTATGCAAACTTTGAAGGTGTTAAAATAGACCCTACAAATCCAAAAGCAAAAGCTATTAGTTCTGCTACTGCTGAAAAGTATGGTTATAGAATAAGAAATGAAAGAGAAGTTGCTATGAAACCAGCAGATATGCCAACAAAAGGTTTTACACAAGAATATTGGGACAAAATGGGATTTACAAATTAAGATATGGCACAATCTGGAATATATAAAATTACAAGTCCATCAGGAAAAATATATATAGGTCAATCTTCAAATATTGAAAGAAGAATGATTGAACATAAATATAGGTCAAAAACTAAAAATTTAAAATTATATTCTTCATTAAGAAAATATGGAATTGATAACCATAAAATAGATATATTATTTTTATCTAAAGATAAATATGAAAAAGATAGAATGGAAAGTATTTATATAAAATATTACGATACAATAAATAATGGTTTAAATCATATTAATACATTAAGTGGTGGTTGTGGATTTTCTGGAAAAAAACATACTGAAGAAAATGTTTTAAAAATTAAGGAAAGAATGAATGGATATAAACCAACAAAAGCAATAGAAAAAAGAATGAAAAAAGTATTTTGTGGATATACAAATAAATATTATAATAGTATTTCAGATTGTGCAAAAGATTTAAATGTTTCACGTTCTTTATTGTCTTTGCAATTAAATGGTAAAAAAATTAATAAATATAATATTATTTAATATGCAAGCATTATTTGTCACAAGAGATGATATTGTTAGATTTACAGCATTAAATGGAAATATTGATGTAGATAAATTTGTTCAATATATTAAAATAGCACAAGACACACATATACAAAATTATTTAGGCACACAATTATTTAATAGACTAAATGATGATATTGTAAATGATGATTTAACAGAACCATATACAACGCTTTTAAGCAAGTATATCAAACCTATGGTAATACACTGGTCTATGGTAGAAGCACTTCCATTCTTGGCTATAACAATAGCTGGAAAAGGTATCTACAAACATACATCAGAAAACGCTACAAATGTTGAAAAGAATGAAATTGATTTCTTGGTAGAAAAAGCAAGGGATATAGCACAACATTACACAAATAGGTTTATAGATTTTATGTGTTTTAATCAAGCAGATTTTCCAGAATACAATTCTAATTCAAATGGTGATATGTATCCAGATAGAGATGCTTATTTTACTGGATGGGTACTATGATAAACAAATATAAACCAAAACAAGCTAACATTAAGAAGTTAGAAATATTTTTAAAAAAAATAGAAAACAAAACTAAAGATGGGATTAAATTTTCAAAGCATTAAAGGAGACACATTTGAAGAAGTAACTTTTGAGTTACTATTAAACGATGAACCATATAGTTTGGAAGATGCTATTATTAGAATGCAGTTAAGAAAAGAATATGGTGGTATTCCATTTTTATCTTTAACTTCAGTTGATGATGCTGGTATAACAATTACTGATGATGTAAATGGTTTATTTAAGATTAATGAGCAGATAATTGATATTTGTGCTTTTAATTATTTATATGATATAGAAATTGAATTTGGCGATGGTACTGTTAAGACTTACATAAGTGGAAATTTTTTAATTAAAAATGATGTAACAAGATAATGAGTGATATTATAGATATAAACGTAGGTGAAACCATTGAAGAAGTTACTATTAATGTTACTGATAATCTTATTACAGTTAATATTAATAAAGTAACTGGTGGTGGTGGTGGAACACAAACATTAGAACAAACTTTAGTTTTAGGTAATACAACTGGTGGTGAAAATATAAGTATTTCAAATGGTGATGCTATTATATTAGATAATGGTTCAATGCTTAAAAAAGGAACTATTGATGCTGGTAATGGTGGTTCTAAAGGTATTTCACAAATTTGTGGTGTAGGATATGAGCATAAATGGGAAGCTGGTAGACTTTACATAATGAATGATGGTGGTACTATTATACGTGAAGTATCACATAATCTTACTTATACCCCAACTGCAACTGATGATGTAACTAAAGGTTTTGTTCAAAATACAAGATGGATTTTAGACAATGGTGATGTTTATCTTTGTACTGACCCAACAGAAGATGCAGCAGTTTGGGAATTAGTAAATACTGGTATTACACCAACACTTCAACAAGTTACTGATGCAGGTTTTGAAACAACAAATGCTATAAAAGTATACCAATTAGTAACACAAACAAATGGTGGTAATAAAACAATGACTTTAAGTTCTAATAATGTAGAAGAAGAACATTATGCAGAATGGCAAAACAAAGACTATACAGGTATTGCTGATATAAGTGACATTATACCACAAGTTAATAGTGATTGGGATGCAACAAGTGGAGTAGCTGAAATATTAAACAAACCAACTATTCCTGACACTTCTACTTTAGTACCATATACAGGTGCAAATACTAATGTTGATTTAGGCGAATATGAATTAAAAGCTGGTCAAATAGAATTAGACACTACACCAACTGGAACTGCTGGAGTTGCTGTTACAAGATGGAATGATACAATAGGTAGTTCAGAAACTACTTTAAAAGGTGGTTCTGTTATATTAAAAAATGGTGTTGATTTAGTTGCAAGAGTAGTAAACAAAGTAACACCAAATACTACATTAACAAAAGCAGCATATCAAGTTGTAAAAGTTAGTGGTGCTCAAGGTCAAAGATTAGCAGTTAATTTAGCACAAGGAAATACCGATTTAAATAGTGCTGATACTTTAGGGATAGTAACAGAAACTATTGCTGCAAATCAAGAAGGATTTATTATTACAGTTGGTCAATTAGAAGGAATAAACACAACAGGAAGTTTACAAGGTGAAACTTGGGCAGATGGTGATGTACTTTATTTAAGTCCAACAACTGCTGGTAGAATTACAAATATAAAACCAAATGGTTCAACTGGTCATATTGTTGTTATAGGTTACGTAGAATATGCTCACGCAAACAATGGTAAGATTTATGTTAAGATAATGAACGGGTGGGAACTTGATGAACTTCATAATGTCTTTATAGATACACCATTAAACAATCAAGCATTAACTTATGAAAGTTCAACAGATTTATGGAAAAATAAAACCATAATTGAAGATAGTATAACAAATGGAGTTACAGACAAAGCACCAAGCCAAAATGCAGTTTTTGATGCATTAGCTTTAAAACAAAATATAGTTAGTCTATACAATTTAACATCACAAATAACACATACCGGAACTACTGCTAAAACGCTATTGTTAACTTACTTTATTCCGGCTAACACTTTTACAAATGGTGATTTTTTAAATTTTAGTGCTTTAGTTACAAAAGCAGCAAATATTGGAAGTACAACGCACACAATAGAAATAAACACAACAAACACCTTAACCGGTGCAACTATTATTACAACTGCTGGATTTAATACTACAAATTTGTCTTTGAAATTAAAAAGAGAAATAGCATTAACGGGTGGAAATGGTTATGTTTTGAATATTTCTAACAATACACAAAACGACCAAACAATTAATGCAGCTGCAAATACAATGCCTACATTCACTTACAATTTAGCTGCTGATTTATATTTATTTGTTACTTGTCAATTAACAAATGCAACTGATAGTATAACATATAGAGGAGTATCTATAACTAAAAACTAAATATGAAAACAATAATTGAAATAGCAACAAATCAAGTTGTAGGAGCAACTTACTCAAATGAATGTTTAGAAACTGAAGTTTTAATCGATGAACTTCTAAAAGTTGAAATGGTTAAACCTTATTTTAACTTTGACACGAGAGAATTTTATGATGGTGCAACACCGGAAGAAATAGAACAAGCATTCAAAGACAAAACACCATCCGAAGTACAATTGTGGCGATTGAGAACTATTTTAAATTTAATGAATTTAGTAGCAACTATTGAGAGTGCTTTAGACCAATTACCGGAGCCAAATCAAACTGCTGCTAAAAATGTTTGGAACTATGGCACAACAGTAGAGCGATATTCGCAAACTGTTTTATTCATTCAATCAGTTACACAAATGACTGATGAGCAAGTAGACGAAATATTTCAACAAGCAGAAGCTATACAAATTTAAGATGTATATGAATTGGTTTTTAGAAAATTGGATGACAATAGTTAGTACTATTACAATACCTGTTGCTTGGGTTTTTGGTGGTAAACAAGCTAAAAAAGTAGAAATAAAAAACAGCAATGGTGACTTTTTAACTAAAGTTCAAAATATTTATGATGCTTTAGTTGAAGATTTAAAAACTGATAGAGATGAATTAAGAGCTTGTAATGTTGAACAAACTAAAGATATTTCAGATTTAAGAAATGATGTTAGAAGTTTACAAAAGCAATTTAATGATTTGTATTTAGCATACGCAAAAGAAGTAGAAGCAAGTAAATATTGGAAGGATAAATTTAATGAATTAGAAGGTAAATATATGCAGTTAGAAAAAGACCACGAAGCACTTAAAAAGCAATTTGAAATTTATAAAAAAAGTAACAAATGATTTTAGATAACAAAGGTTATTTATTTATAACTAAACACGAGGGTTTAAGATTAAAACCGTATTTATGCCCAGCTAAAGTACCAACAATTGGTTATGGAAATACATATTATTTAGATGGTAAAAGAGTAACTTTATTAGATAAAGAAATTACTAAACAAGAAGCATTTGATATGTTTAAAGAAATAGCTAATAGATTTGCTAAAAGAGTAGATGAATTAGTTACATCAAATATAAATCAAAATCAATTTAATGCTTTAGTTTCATTTGCTTACAATGTTGGAACTGGTAATTTTTCATCATCTACTTTATTAAAAAAAGTAAATAAAAATCCAAATGATTTAACATTAAAAGCAGAATTTTTAAGATGGAATAAAGCTGGTGGTAAAGTTCTTAATGGTTTAACAAAAAGAAGAAATGAAGAAGCTGATATATATTTTAGTTAGTATTTTATTATTATCTTGTGGTTCAAGAAAAGTAAATAAAACAAATTTAGAAGAAAAAAAAGATAGTGTTTCAGTTGTTGATGTAAAAACAGAAATAAAAACAAATGAAAAAATAGTTGAAAATAACAATTCTAAAATAGATAAAACTTCTGATGAAATTATAATTGAACCAATAGACAACACAAAAGAAATAGTTGTAAATGGTAAAACTTATAAAAACGTTAAAATAACAAACAAAAAAACAAAAGACAATAGTTTACATATAAATCAAAAGAAAGTGTCTAAAAACGCTTTAAAACAACAAATAAAGCATAGTAAGCAAGTTGTTTCTACTTCAAAAGTATTAAAGGAAAAGAAAATAGAAAAAAAAGAAAGTTTAATTAAATATTTTTATTTATTTATATTATTAATTTTATTATTATACATTATATATAAGTATAGAAGTAACATTTTAAAGTTTATAAACATATACATTTAATAAGTTTACTTTTTATAACATTTACTTTGTCAAAAAAAAACTGTAAATTTGCTAAATACTTTTTAATTGTATATTTAAAAAAACAAAAAATATATAAATAAATAAACAAAAAAAGTTTTAAAAAACATATAAAAAGCAAAGTGAGTTGCTAATAGCTATGTTTAATTGAAAAAAAATATGGCTAAATTAAGTAAAAAACCATTAAGGAAAAATCTAATAAAAGAATTAGATACTGTTTTTAGTCAATACATTCGTTTAAGATATGCTAAAAATGAAATAGCAGAATGTTATACTTGCAATAAAAAAGACCATTGGAAGAAATTACAGGCTGG